CCGGATGGGCAGGTGCTGGTCAATCTCGGCCTGATCCACCGCGACAACGAGTGGCAGCCCTACTGGCAGGAGTGGCTGGCATGGATGCAATCCCAGGGCTGGCGGCGGTTTGGATGGTATGTCTGGGACCAGGGACCCGGCCTCCCTGGCGACTGGAACGGCCGTTTGGCGCCCAGTTTCGAGTTCGTGTTCCACTTCAACCGCACGAGCCGCCGCCCGCACAAGATCGTGCCCTGTGTCTGGGCGGGGCATGTGAACAGCGAGAAGGGGGGCCTGCGGGCGAAGGACGGCACCGTGGGTGAATGGACCCATGCCGGCCAGGGCGTGCAGGACATGCGCATCCCGGACAACGTCATCCGCGTAACGAGACACAAGGCGCGTGGGATCGAGACGGCGCACCCGGCGGTGTTCCCTGTCGCTCTGCCCGCCTTCGTGATGAATGCATACTCCAACGACGGCGATGTGATCTACGAGCCGTTCTCCGGCTCTGGCAGCACCATCATTGCCGGTCAGCAGACCGGGCGGCAAGTGCGCGCGATCGAACTCGCCCCGGCCTATGTCGACGTGACGCTGCGGCGGTTCCGGTTGCTGTATCCGGATGTGCCGGTGACGCTGGAAGGCGATGGCCGAAGCTACGAGGCGGTCGTCGCGGAGCGGCAGCAGGAGATCGCATCATGCTGACGGTGGAAACCTGGCCGGTCGATCGCCTGATCCCCTACGCGCGCAACCCTCGCAAGAACGACACGGCGGTCGAGCAGATGTGCGGCGCGATCCGGGAGTTCGGCTTCCGCATCCCGATCGTCGCCAAATCCGACGGCACCGTCGTCGACGGCCATCTGCGCCTCAAGGCAGCCCAGCGGCTGGGACTGGTGGACGTGCCGGTGGCGCTGGCCGACGACCTCTCCGAAGCCCAGATCAAGGCCTTCCGCCTGCTGGCCAACCGCTCCGCCAACTGGGCGGCGTGGGACGATGACCTGCTCGCCCTCGAGTTCCAGGACCTGCGCGATCTGGGCTTCGACCTCGGTCTGACCGGGTTTGACGCGGGCGAGATTACCGGGTTCCTGGTCGATCCCGTCGTTGGTCTGACCGATCCCGACGATGTGCCGGCGGTGCCCGAGCATCCCGTCAGCCGATTGGGCAATGTCTGGGTCCTGGGGTCCCATCGCCTGATCTGTGGCGACTGCACCGATCCCGCGACTGTTGAACGAGTGCTGGCCGGCGTCACGCCACATCTGATGGTGACCGATCCCCCGTACGGCGTCGCCTACGACCCGACCTGGCGCAATCGCGCCGGCGTCTCCGCCAGTGCCCGCACCGGCGCCGTGCTGAATGACCATCGTGCTGATTGGCGCGAGGCCTGGTCGCTGTTCCCCGGCGACGTCGCTTATGTCTGGCATGGTGCCCTGCACGCCGCCACGGTCGCCGACAGCCTCACCGCCTGCGGCTTCGCCATCCGCGCGCAGATCGTCTGGGCAAAGGAGCGCCTGGTCATGAGCCGCGGGCATTATCATTGGCAACATGAACCCGCGTGGTATGCCGTCCGCGGCACCGCCCATTGGACCGGGGATCGCAAGCAGACGACCCTCTGGTCCATCCCCAGCCGCGACCAGGACGCCAACACCATCCACGGTACGCAGAAGCCCGTGGAATGCATGCGCCGGCCGATGCTGAACAACTCCAGCCCGGGCCAAGCCGTCTACGAGCCGTTCAGCGGCTCCGGCACGACGATCATCGCCGCCGAGACCACCGGCCGCGTCTGCCGCGCAATCGAGATCAGCCCCGCCTATGTCGATGTCGCGGTCACCCGCTGGCAGGCGTTCACCGGCAGGGAAGCGCTGCTGGACGGCACCGGCCGGAGCTTTGCCGCGATTGCAGGGGAACGGGCAGCGAATACCGAGCAGGAGACCGCATCGGTGGATCAGACCGCAATTGTTCCCCGCTGCCAGCAGGAGACGCCCCATGGCCGGACGGCCTGAGTTCACCCCCACCGACGCCCAGCGCGCCCAGGTGAAAGCCATGGCCGCCTATGGCGTGCCCCAGGACGACATCGCCAAAGTCATCGGTTGCTCGGCGCCGACCCTGCGCAAGCACTTCTGGCAGGAACTCGACACCGCCGCGATCGAGGCGAACGCGAAGGTCGCGCAGTCGCTGTTCCGCAAGGCGGTCGAGGGCACCGGCAAGGAGGCCGTCACTGCCTGCATCTTCTGGCTGAAGTGTCGTGCCGGCTGGCGGGATGTTGCTCTCGAGCCTGGGAAGAAGGAGCAACTGGAAACCATCGCCCGCACCGCCGAACGCGGCACCGACTGGGATCAGCTGCTGAACTGAAATGACATGGTCCACCGCCTGCCCCGACTGGGGGGAACGCCTCCAGGCTGGCCGCTCCCTGATCCCCGACCTGCCCCTGGATGGCGCCGCCGCCGCCCGCGCGGTGGCGATATTCAATCGGCTACGCCTGCCCGACGTGCCCAACCGCCCTGCCCTGGCTGACGCCGCCGGAGCCTGGCAGCGCGATCTCGTCGGCGCCCTGTTCGGCTCCTACGATGCCGCGTCGGACATCCGTGCCATCCGCGAATTTTTCTGCTTGGTGCCGAAGAAGTCGTCCAAGACCACCACCGGCGCGGCCATCATGATCACGGCGCTGCTGATGAACCGCCGCCCGCGTGCTGAGTTCTTGCTCGTCGCCCCCACCCAGGAGGTGGCCGACCTCGCCTTCCGGCAGGCCGCGGGGATGGTGGAGGCTGATCCGGTGCTGGCCGCCAAGTTCCACGTTGTCGAGCACATCAAGCGCATCTCCTATCGCCCGACCAAGGCGTTCCTGAAAGTGAAATCGTTTGATCCGAAAGTGGTGACCGGATCGAAGCCCTCCGGCGTGCTGCTGGATGAACTGCACGTGATCGCCGAAGCGCACGATGCCGACCGGGTGATCGGCCAGCTGCGCGGCGGGTTGCTGCCGAATCCCGAGGGCTTCCTCCTCACCATCACCACGCAGTCCGAACGCCCGCCGTCGGGCGTGTTCCGGACGGAGTTGCTGAAGGCCCGCAAGGTGCGGGATGGGGCCGCCACGCTGCCGATCCTGCCGATGCTGTATGAGTTCCCTGATGGCGTCGATTGGAAAGACCCCGCCAACTGGTGGATGGTGCTGCCGAACAACGGGCTGAGCGTCTCGGTGGACCGGCTGCTGCCGGACTACGAGGCGGCGGTGGAGAGCGGCGATGCCGAACTCGCGCGCTGGGCCAGCCAGCATCTGAATGTGGAGATCGGCCTTGCCCTGAAGTCTGATCGCTGGCGCGGTGCGGATCACTGGCTTGGGGCGACGGACACGACGTTGACGCTGGAGAGCCTGCTGGAGCGGTCGGAGGTGGTGACGATCGGTATTGACGGCGGGGGATTGGATGACCTGCTGTCTGTCGCCATCCTTGGCCGGGAAACGGCGGAACGACGGTGGCTATCCTGGTCGAAGTCCTGGGTTCACGCCTCCGTGCTGGAGCGGCGCAAGTCCGAGGCAGCCCGCCTGCACGACTTCGAACACGACGGCGATCTGGTCATCGTGGACGACATGGAGGACGCGTTCACGCAGGTGGCCGCGCTGTGTGCCGAGGTCGAACAGTCCGGCCTGCTGGCACAAGTGGGCCTCGATCCGATGGGAGTGGGCGCGATCGTCGATGCCCTGGCGGAGGTTGGTATCGCCGGCAACGACCGCGTCGTCGGCGTTCCCCAGGGCTGGACATTGAACGGGGCGATCAAGACGACGGAGATCAAGCTGGCGTCAGGCGCTTTGCTGCACGCACCGCAGCGGATCATGGACTGGGCGGTCGGCAATGCGAAGGCGGAACCGAAAGGGAACGCCATCACCATCACCAAGCAGGCGGCAGGGACGGGCAAGATCGACCCGGTGATGGCGCTGTTCGACGCCGTGGTGCTGATGTCGCGCAACCCGGAGGCGGAGGGGCGGTCGTTCTGGGAGGCCGCGGCGGTGATCGCCTGAATGGTCGGACCATTGATGCCCGTCGATCTTCGGCGGAACCACAGAACATGCAAGAGGCCAGGAACCGGCGCTTGAGGCCGGCCGGTTCGTACATCATCGGCGGCGTGGGCTTTATTGGCGGCGGTGCGATCCTGAAGATCAATTCGTCGGTCCGCGGAACGGCAACGGCGGCCAGCCTATGGGCAACCGGTGGCGTTGGTGTCGCTGTCGGCGTGGGCGCGACGGACGTAGCGATCGTGATCAGCGTGATGACCTTCGCCACGCTTCGGTTCCTCGCCCCGTTCAAGAGGGAATGAAGGCAGTCCGCCGGGCAGGGATGGCGCGGGCAGGCAAGGACCGACGGACGATTCTTTGAGTAGATCAGAAATGTGCGACTGCGTGAAAAATAATCATGCGCGTACCGAACGTGGTATGAAGCGTTGACTGGAAACGGCGCGTACAACCCGGCTCCAGAACCTGCCTGCTTTTTGAGAGTTTCGTCCAATATGCCATTTAGTGATTCAAGCTCGAAGACCCCGCCGCCAGTGACACCGCCGGCTGCGTCGCTTGTATTCATCGTGGAGGACGACGCGATCATTCGTCACTACCTGCGCGATCTGCTTGAGGACAATGGCTGGCAGGTCAAGGATTACGCCAACGCCGAGGACTTTCTGCAAGGCGATCACCGCGATGGTGCCTGCCTTGTCCTTGACGCCGAGTTGCCGGGGATGAACGGGCTCGATCTGTTGCTGGACCTGACCAAGCGCGGAAGGCGGATCCCGACGATCATGATCACCGGCTCCGCTAGGCTGGAAGTGGCGGTCGATGCCTTGAAAGCAGGTGCTTCGGATTTCATCCAGAAGCCGATCCGTCCCGCCGACCTGTTGGGAGGCATCGAGCGGTTGCGCGAGATGGCCGTGGATGCCGGCAAGGCCATTGCCAACCGGGAAGACGCTGCCGCGAGACTAGCCCTGCTGACCCCTCGGCAACGCCAGATCATGGACCTGGTGCTGGAAGGCCATCCCAGCAAGAACATTGCCGCGGACCTTGGTGTCGGCCAGCGTACGATCGAGAGTCACCGGGCCGCCATCATGCGCAGGACGAAGGTAAAGTCGCTACCCGCACTGGCGCGGCTGGTAGTCTCCGCTGCGCTGATCGAATTGCCCAGTGCGCGCGCGAACCAGCAGGCGGAGAATGTCTCCGCGCTAGCGGCCCACAGCCTCGCCAGCGCGCCGACCGGCGACCAGTTCGAACGCTTCTTTGACCGCATACCTTTGGCCGTTGTCGTCGCGACAATGACCAACCCAGAGCGCATCGTTTACGCCAATCCTGTCTTCGAAAAGCTCTCTGGCCAATCATTGACCGATGTCGCTGGCCAACCTTGGAACAGTCTGCGTGGACTGTCCGAGCAGGCGGGCGTGGAGTTGCCTCTCGGCATCGCCATTGCCGAGGCAGACGATTACGCCGGCACCTTCCGGATTGATCTGCTCGATGGCACAGCCTCGACAGTCGAGGCCTATTCCAATGTCATCGTCGACGACAACGGCCTGCCGGCCCATCGGCTGGCCGTGCTGGTTGACGTAAGCGGACATGATGCGTCCGACCGGCAGAAGTTCGAGCAGGTGCTCCGTGACAAGGATGCGCAACTCCAGGAAATTCAGCATCGGGTCAAGAATAATTGTAACTCCCAAGCACCTCAGCCATCCCCTCATTTTTTCTCTCGTGATTACAACGTAGTAGGTTTGGGCGCCAAGTCGTCCTGCCACCGGCAAGGGGAAGCTGGGCCAGCTGACCGGGTCACACCCCGAGTCACGTAACCGACCTTGATACAAAAAGCGGTGTCCAGGAGAGTCGCGGCCTGCATGGACATAGTAATGCGGGAGTCAAAAATGAGGGGAGTCATGAGCTGCGCGATAGATCTCAGCGCCTCTGAGTAGTTTCCGATCCTGTTAATTGCGGACAGCCAAATAATACTATCCCCGAAATCCTCTAGGTCATGGGATTTTCTTTAGGTCGGGGGATCTCGGGTCGCGCGCTCCGCGAGGGATTCGCCAAGGATAAATATAAATCACTACTGTCCGGTTGACGGCGAACGAACCCTCGGTAGGCATCTGAAAAGAAATGGCTTTCAG